GCGTCAAAACCGAGTGGGTGCCAATTGAGCAGCTACCGCCGACACCCGAAGGCATCACGGAAATCGCTATTGACTTGGAGACCAAAGACCCACGGCTCAAGTCCCATGGCCCAGGATGGGCTACCGGACACGGAGATGTCGTCGGGTTTGCCGTCGCATATGAAGGGTTTAATGCATATCTGCCCATTGCCCACGAAGGTGGCGGCAACCTCGACCGGGGCATTGTCATGCGCTGGTTTCAGAAAGAGATAGCGAACCACCCGTCGGACAAGATCTTCTACAACGCCGCCTACGATGTGGGCTGGCTCAAGCGCCTTGGTATCGACCTCAAGGGCAAGATGATCGACGCCATGCTGGCAGCACCTCTGCTTAACGAGAACCGGTTCAGCTATTCGCTCAATGCCGTATCCTACGATTACATGGGGCTGATGAAGTCGGAGGCTGCGCTGCGAGAAGCCGCCCAAGAGTTTGGCGTAGACCCCAAGGGTGAACTCTACAAACTGCCCGCCTGCTTTGTCGGAGAGTATGCCGAGGCCGACGCCCAGCTTACGCTCGACCTGTGGCAGTTGTTCAAGATGGAACTGACCAAGGAAGACCTGTGGCAGGTCTTCGACATGGAGACATCTGTCCTACCGCTTTGCATAGAAATGACGTGGAGGGGTGTGCGGGTTGATCTCGACGCTGCCGAACGTCTCAAGCAGGACCTCCTCAAGATCGTCAAGGGCATCAAGTCCAGCGTTAAGAAGGAGACCGGCGTCGAGGTAGAGTTGTGGGCTGCTGCCAGTATCGCCAAGGTGTTCGACCACCTGGACATACCATATGGCCGCACCAAAACGGGACTGCCCAGCTTTACAAAGAACTTCCTGTCCCAGCACGAACACCCCATAGCCCAAAAGATTGCCGAGGCGCGAGAGTACGACAAGATGGGCAATACATTCCTGTCCAGCATCTTTCGTTACGCAGAGAAAGACCGCATCCACGGGCATATCAACCAGTTACGATCCGAAGGCGGCGGCACGGTCTCCGGGCGCATCTCCATGTCCAACCCCAACCTCCAGCAGATCCCCGCTCGTAACCCGGACATGGCCCGCAAGATACGCGGCCTGTTCCTGCCCGAAGAAGGAGAGAAGTGGGCGTCGATGGACTTCGATCAGCAGGAGCCCCGCATCCTCGTCCATTTCGCCAGCCTCACGAACAAGGGTCTGACCGGGTCCGACGAGTTCGTCAAAGCATACCGCGAAGACCCCAAGACCGACTTCCACCAGATGGTGGCCGATATCGCCAACATCCCGAGAAAGCAGGCCAAGACCATCAACCTGGGTATCATGTACGGCATGGGTCAGACGCGGCTCGCGGAGCAGTTGGACGTGTCCACGGACCAAGCCAAACGGCTCATGCGCCAGTACCACGAAGATGTGCCATTTGTGAAAGAACTCATGGATGCGGTACAGCGCAGGGTGTCGCACCGAGACAAGGGGGGCTTTGTCAGATCACTGCTGGGGCGCAAGTGTCGATTTGATCTATGGGAGCCAAACCTTTTTGTTTCCGCACGAGCCCTGCCGAAGGATGAGGCGCACATTGAGTATGGCGACAACATTAAACGTGCGTATACATACAAGGCGTTGAACCGCCTGATCCAGTCGAGCGCAGCGGACCAGACCAAAGCTGCCATGGCTGCGGTCTACAAGGAGAAAAACAAGATCCCCCTCGTGCAGATACACGATGAATTGGCGTTCTCTGTTACCGATGCAGGCGAGGCCGAAGAACTGTGCAAGATCATGGAATCTGCCTACACGCTGGAGGTCCCCAGCCCTAGCGACATATCGTTGGGTGAGAACTGGGGAGACTTGACGAAACTAGACAAATCCGATACTGTCCCAGAATTAAAGGATGAATAGGTTATGAACCCGGACAAATGGAAGTCAGTGGTCGTTCCAATTGAGAGCTACCGCGTACTCAAAGAGATGGCTGCGAAAGAACGCCGGACGTTGTCCGGCCAGTTCACGCTTCTGCTCGAACAAGTGACGGGCAAAGACATACCTGTTGGCGAACAAACCTCAAAGAAGAAGAAAGCATGACCGCAATCTTTGCTACCGCCGTCTTCTACACGGCTGTTCTCATCTTCCAAGCACTGTGATGGGCAAGCGTTCTGATTTTAAGAGGAACGAGAGAGACTTTTACCCTACCCCTGTTAGCGCGGTAGAGCCTCTGATACCGCATCTTCCCGAACGCTTTACATATATAGAGCCCTGCTCTGGTGACGGTGCTTTAATCCGTGCTCTGTCCAGCTTTGAGGGAGTAGCCCACGGCGGAAAGTTCTGTCCTAGCCTAGAGTATGCCAGTGACATCTCACCTTCGTGGAAAGTAAAGCCACTGACCGCGATTGCTGGGCATGACGAAGAGCCCCCTAATTGCGGGAATGGGCTCAGGGCTTACATCCGGGATGCGTTTGACATTGAGGATGCCGACATGAACGTGGACTTCTTCATTACCAACCCACCCTGGAGCAGGGATATCCTGCATCCGATGCTGATGCACCTGTCGGCAATCCTGCCTACATGGCTGCTGTTTGACGCAGACTGGATGCACACCAAACAGGCCGCGCCGTACCTGACCTACTGCAAAAAGATCATCAGCGTAGGCCGCGTGAAGTGGATACCCGACAGTCGTCATACAGGGAAAGATAATGCGGCGTGGTATCTCTTTGAAACAGACACCCGGCACCCTTCAAGTTCGGTAGACTTCTACGGCAGGGGATGTTAGCGTTGACAGACGCCTCCCTGTACAGTGGTTTGTTGACTCCTACCACTGGCCTCGCGGCGGTGAGTGATCCCATCCCTCACCGCCGTTTTTTATTTTGTGAGATCTGATGGCAAAGCAAACAGCGCACTCCTACACAAAGCCCACCCGAGCGCGGCGCAGGAACAAACCCTACCCGCTCAACGGCAAGAAAAACTTAGGACCAAAATCATCGTGGCGAGGGATGAACAAGAAGAACCGGGGACAAGGCTAACCTGTTCGATTTGCGAATCGGAGGTTGATCTTGAAGGAGAGGGAGGCATTGCCGGTAACTTTGGCATATGCCCGGTCGCCTTCTGTGTCTGGTGCTATGCCTCAATTGTAGACATGGTTAGCCAAGGTTGCCTGCGCTGCCAAGAAGAAGACGAAGAACCCCCCACAATAAACTAGTTGACCTTTCTTTTTTTTGTGCCTAGCTTTATGGGACTTATCTTATAAAAGGAGCAGGCAATGAATGAAGCAGAGAAATTTGTGCGAGGTTTGCAGTGGTTGAGCGATCAACTGACGCAGCCTACTCTTACAGAGCGGCGTATAGCGCGGTGTGAGGAAGCACGGGACAGGGCTCACGATCCAGATATCAAGATCGTCTGGGAGGGCAAAGCGCGGCAACTGCGCGACACGCGCATGAAGGAGGCGAACTGATGAAGTTTCTTGATTGGTTACTGGGTCCGGGCTGGGATGGCCCGGAAGATGATGTCCGAGACTTTGACCCGGACCCTAAGAAGTTCAAGCAGGTTCCAAAGTGGACCCACGCCGGAAAGGCGGGAAAGACGATCTACTGCCCCGAGTGCGGTGGTGCAACCCACGTTTATAACTTTGCTTGGTCTGCTTTAACGTGCAGTCACTGTGAAGCAGACTTTGACAAGTATCACTGGCTGCTCCCCGTAACCCGTAAGAAGAGGAAGAAGTGATGCAGACTTTTTTGCCATACAAGAGCATGGGACAATCCGTTCGCTGCCTCGACTACCGGCGACTTGGCAAGCAGCGCGTCGAGGCTTTCCAGATCCTCAATGCGCTAGCCGGTAAGTCGAAAGGCTGGACCAGCCACCCCGCTACAAAGATGTGGCGGGGCTATGAGACGGCTCTGTCGTTCTACAAAGACTTGTGCATCGAAGAGTGGGTCCGGCGCGGCTATAAGAATACGATGCAGAAAGAGGAGTCCTACGGCGCGATACGCCTGCCAGGGTGGCTGGGCCGTGAGGACATCCACGCCAGTCACCGCTCCAACCTCCTGAAGAAGGACCCGGAGTTCTACGGCAAATATGGCTGGACCGAAACCGACGACCTCGACTACGTGTGGCCGGTCCAATGAATAAGGAAAGGAAAGAGAGAGAAGGTGTGATAACTCGGACTTGGATACAAGGGCTGATAACAGCTTCGCTGATAGCCGAGGACGCCTTTATCAGCATCCAAACGAAGGACACGTCAAACAACATGGACTTGGACGATTACCGCGAGGCCATACGAGAGATTGCCGAAAAAGCTTTAGAAGAAGTCCGAGAGGCCAAAGACCTTCGAGCACGCATGAAAAAGATTCCGCAATGAAATGGGCAATCAGAATATGCCTCGCAATGGCGGCGCTGCTCGTGGCACTGCTCGTCGGGCTCGTGCTTCCGCTACCCGCCGCAGCCGGTGGGGGACTTTCCGCCGGTGACGACGAAGGCAGATTGTGCCTAGCCGAGGCAATGTACTTCGAGGCGCGAGACCAAGGCTGGCGCGGTATGATGGCCGTTGGCGTCGTCATACAGAACCGCGTCGATGACTTCAGGTATCCTATGGACATCTGCGGCGTCGTCAGGCAGGGCAAGTACCGCAATGGAAACCCGGTCAGGCACAAGTGCCAGTTCAGCTACTATTGCGACGGCAAGCCGGAGCGCCCAGCGGAGAAAGAGGCATGGACCACGGCCCAAGATCTGGCTACACTTCTTACGACCACAGAGGTCGAGGTAGCCGGGTTGGAGGACGCCACCCACTACCATGCTACTTGGGTTCAGCCCTCATGGTCCACGCACCTCCAGAAATGCCAACAAATCGGAGAACATATCTTCTATGCACAGAGATAGGCGATGCATTGAATGCGGCGGGCTGGATGAGTTCCTCTACGAGATGAACTGGAAACCCGTTTTCTACTGCGCTACGTGCGACCGAGAGACGACGGCGGGCTCCGAGCTAATCGGACCCGACGAGCGGATGGCAGAAGAAGCGGGCGAGTGATAGTCGAGCGAGTCCAAACGCGGTCAGGCCAGCAACGACTGAAAACTAAGACGCTGGCGGGTTAGCGGGGGCACCCTCACTAGAAGCCTCCGCACCAATTGTCCGATTCGTTCTGTTCTTACTTTGTTCTTTTAGGTGCGACACTTTGTCGCAGGTGATTCGTAAAGTTATCCACAGGATTCGTAAAGTTATCCACAATTTGGGGTGGACTTTATGGGACAAATCGTATACGATGGTATCAAGAAATAAGAAACGCCCAGACCGGGGCGAAGCGGACTAGGACCGCCTCTCTGACCCCCGGCGAAAGCGCCGCCGCTGTTTGACATTGTGAATACGACTAGACTAGCTGCTCGAATGAGCCGTGGGCCTTTGCTATAAAAGGAGTCAACCATGGACAATCACACACTTAAAAACGGACGTACCTTCTTTGCCATCACAGGCGGGAGCTACGGAGGCTGGGCCAAGGCCCGCGACCCGATCACCGCTATCAAAGACGCGGTGAAACACTCCGGAAGCCAAGCCACCAAGAACGGCATCGCCGTCATGGTAATGTACGGGCCGAGCGAGACGCTAAACTGCGGCCCGCTGGGCGGCTTCACCTACGAAGCCACGCCGGAAGAGAGGCCAACCCCGATAGGGTTGTTCTTCTGTAAAGGACGGACCATCAAGCCGATGAAAAAAGGCGACATGAATCCAGACCATCCAGACCATGAAGAATGGATGGACCAGACATCTAGCGACATCGAAGAGGATGTCGCGTACTGGATAGAAAAGAACGAGAACGCTGCTTAACCACTAATCCTCAATCACGGCCCACGGTTCTTTTGAGCAGCTAGTCTATAGGAAAGCTGTTTGGATGAGCCGTGGGCCTTTTTGCAAAGGAGTCAACCATGGCAAAAATTCAACTAAAGGCCATCACTGATGGCAAAGACAAAAACCGGTATTGCGGCCCGTCCGTGATATCGGCACTGACCAACCTGACGACCGGAGAAGCTGCACGGCTAATCCGGAAGCAGAACGGTCGCAAAGTAATCCGGGGATCTTACACTTACGAGGTTCTGGATGCCCTTCGAGCCTGCAACATTCAGGCTAGCCGATGGGAAAAGCCCGGTGTCCGATTAAATCGGAAAACCGGACCTACCCTAGCCGGGTGGCTGAAGATGTCGAAGGAAGATCGGACTCCAGGACGCATCTTCCTGATCGTCGCCGGGTGGCACTGGCAACTTGTCAGCGGTCGCCGCTACACCTGCGGTCGCATACGAGAGATCGTGTCCATCAAAGACAAGAGGGTGAAGCGGAGGGCGCGGGTCGCAGAGGTCTACGAACTGATCTCGGACAACGTGACCAAGCCGGACATCGATGTGTCGAAGCCTAAGTCAAAGTCCAACCCGGCCTACTACCAGATCAAGAAAATGATCCGGCAGTACCCGGAGTTCGGTCTCACTTACGAAATTGAATACTCAAGAGGTTTCGGGCACAGCGAAAATCATTACTGGGTGGACATGAGCAACGAGCTTGAAGACCTAGCTACAGAAATGGGTCACGAGCTATGCGACTGCCACGGCTGCAACGGCATTGATGAGGTGCTGGAACGGATGGAAAAAATGGTGGAGTTCGCAAAGGAACACTACCCAACGATAAGTAAGTAAGGGTCACTAACCACGGCCCACGGTTCTTCTAAACAGCTTACAGAGAACGTTCCGGGTAGTGACCGGATAGTAGGGGACCAACCTCTATGAACGAAGCGGGCTTCACGGCCCACGAACAAAGGTCTAGCCACGGAGGGGCCGGGTACTGCGCTCGTTAGGGGCGGTAGATGGAGCACCGCTGAGAAGTCTACCGTCCCGCAGTTGTACCGCCGTCCCACTATAGTAGTAAATTTACAAATTAGAAAAAAATAAAGTCCCGAGTTTTTAGGCGGGATTGGTGGGACAGGTGGGACAGTCTACTAACCATATCTTATATAAGGGTTTTTTGTATGTGAGGGTGTCCCACCTCTTGAGTCACGCAATCTTGCTCGCGGGACAGAGTCTCAGTTAAAGAGAGTGCTTTTCGCCATTTTTGCTGTTACTGTACCTAGTATTAACTGACCGGGTCTAATCCCATATCACTTTACAGGGTTTTCTTAAAGTGAAACGGTGGGACAGTGGCGGGACAGCGTTGAAACTAAACGACAAAAGACCTTTTGGAGTGCGTTTATGCCTAATTCTAATGTACCGGGTCCAGACAGTGGTGGGACAGCGAAAAACGTCGCCACAAGAGGACCGAACCGGAAGCTGACGCGGCGGCAGGAAAAGTTCGTGAAAGAGCTAGTCAGCAACGACGGCCTCATCACGATGCGTGAAGCGGCTATCCGCGCTGGCTACCCTCCGGCGTCTGCTCATACTAGAGCATACGAACTGACGAGTCAGAACATCTGCCCTCACGTTGTGGCCGAGATCACGCGCTACCGTGATGAACTGGATGAGATGTATGCCGTCGGGTACAAAAAGCACGTCCGCGACCTCCAGAAGATTCGCGACATTGCTCTGGAGAACGGAGCATATAGCGCGGCAGTTCAGGCCGAGTACCGTCGAGGGCAGGCCCAGGGTGACATATACGTTAGCAAATCAGAGATCAGGACCGGCTCTATCGATCAGATGAGCAGAGAGGATGTGGAGCGTGAACTCGAAAGAATTAGAGGATCTTTTGAACCAATCATCGACATCACACCCGAAGAAGTCGAAGAACCAGATGCCGAGGCAGGCGCTGAAAAACCGGGAAAGCGGACTGTGGCGACTAATAAGCGACGGTCTAAGAAGAAGCGAGCGGAAGATTGAAACAACCCGTCTCGAAAGCTGGGCCATACCCGGAGTACCCGATGTCTTATTATGCTCGGAAAGCGGTGTCTTTAGCTTCCTCGAACTTAAAGTCACAAAGTCAGGCACTGGCAAGCTCGGTCTATCCCCGCATCAGTGTTCTTGGCTGTCTCGGCATTCCGGCGGGCCTTGTTTTATTGTTGTTCGCGACAGCAGCTTGGCTATTCGTGTTTATCGCGGCTCCGATGCTGTTGACCTTCGCATGGATGGTCTTGCAGCCGTATCGCCTTTGGCTATTTTTGAAGAGCCGTATGATTGGGCGGAATTTTTCCGGTTGACCAGCCCTGTTGAATAGCTGTATAGGATAAGTCCTATTTAACAAAGGAGTCAGATAATGGATTGGTTTACGGATTGGCTACAAGGCGCGATAGAGAAGCTGGCGGGATGGCTGGAGGAAAAAGAATGACCGACACAAAATACATCTGCTCTGAATGCGGCAGCGGTGACCTCTGGTTCGACGCTTATGTTGACGAAAACAATGACGTCTTGGCGTCGTATGACAATGTTTCCTGCGCTAATTGCGACTTTGCCGAGACGACCGCCGTTGAACGAAAGAGTGCAGAATGATTTGCCCGGACTGCCACGGCAATGGGTACTTGATCGAACAACTGCGCGTCATGCGTCAGGTCCGACAGTGCGAGACATGCAATTCACAAGGCGAAATAGAGGAGTCGAAAAATGCGAAAACTGACGAAGATTGAACAGGTGAACGCCGACGCGCTCGGTGACGCCGCACTGTTTCATGTGACGGGAACGATCCTGAATAAGAATATACAGGACTGCAACGCGGCGTTGCGCGACCTGTTGAAGCGCGAAGGCGTGATCGATTACGCCGAACTAAACCCCGGCGATAAGGTAACGCTGGAAGGCATCTACAGAGACGGAACCGAAACCACTATTTCCGCGTACAGGGCGAAGACACGCGGCGATAAACGAATCTGGTTTAACGGTTTAAAGAACCACGCCGACGCTGGCGACGTAATGGCGCTAGTTATACGTTCCGGCAAGCTGGTGATTCAGAACGTAACGAAGGGAGCCGCCGTCGCCGTCTTCGCTATTCCTGCAATCGATACCATGGTGCAAATGTCTTTACCCGTGGCTGGCGCTATTTTGTCGATATAGAATGCGTTGACTCCGCATCAAACTTAGCCCGGATTCGTCCGGGTCTTTTTTTGCTTTGCCGTATGGGATTATTCCTATATAACAAGATTCCTTGTCATCCATTAGGAGTCGGCGATGTATAAAAATTATTCCAAGTTCGTGAACCGCTACCGCACCAAATCGCGGAAGAACGGCCCGGCCCGGTTCGGCCAATACCCCAAACCGTCCGCCGCCGTGACCCAACGCCTGCGCCTTGAACGCAAAAGGAGTCGAAAATGATAAATGATATCGAAACATTGCGCCGCGCCTTAAAACGCGGCGAGTATTCCGGCGTCGTATTATACGACGGCGCGTCGCGAATTGATGGCAAGCCGATTGTCGCGATTGCTTGCCGGATTGCGGACGCCAGCAACAACGAAAAAACCGGGGCAATGGTCCAAACGTTTATTTTGCGCCAAGATATCGCGCCACATACGGCGTTAAAAACCGGCGACGATTCCAGCGTGTGCGGCGACTGCCCGTTGCGTCCAATTCGTAAAGGTAAAACGCGTTGCTATGTCCGCGTCTATCAAGCGCCGCTTTCCGTTTGGAACGCATACCAGCGCGGACGTTACGCAACGCCGGGAGCCGATTTCGACGCCGCGCTATTGCCGGAACTATTCGCCGGTTTGTCGTTTCGCATAGGATCATATGGCGACCCCGCCGCGATCCCGGCGAACGTATGGCGTACCGCAACGCGGCGCGTTAAAAACCGAACCGGGTATACACATCAATGGCGCAAGCGCATTGGAGTCGGACTCAAGGGATTATGCATGGCGTCCGCAGATTCCGAGTCCGACGTTGCGACGGCGGCGGCGAAGGGATGGCGAACGTTCCGCATCCGGAAACATGACGCGCCAACGTTGGCGACGGAGTCCATATGTCCCGCTAGTAAGGAAGGCGGGAACCGGACGCAATGCGACTCATGCGGACTTTGCAAAGGCGCAACGATTGCCGCCCGTAATATCGTGATCGCTGATCACGGCCTGATGGATGGCCGCCGCCGCGCTGCCGTTCCCGACGCCGCGCTATAACAAGCTTGCGCCTATCGGATTATTCCCGTATAACGTGACTCCGGCAATGCTGCCGGGAACAACTAGGAGTCAAAACTATGTCTCACGAAATTATGCAAACCGAAGACGGTACTTTCGCAATGGCCTACCGGGAAGGCGACGCCTTGCCATGGCACGCGGCGGAAACGAATCCCCAAACGTTCGCCCCCGGCGCGACGCCGCAGGAAATCGCGGACGCCGCCCGGCTAAATTACGAGGTCGAGCTTGTCCCCAATTGCCGCCCGGACGGTTCGCCGATTGCGGACTCTTTTCATATTTCCCGCGTTGATGATCCGCAGCAAGTTTTCGGGCGGTTCGTCGCTGGCGACTGGCAACCGGTTCAGAACGCCGCGCTCTTAGATTTAGCGGCGCATATAGAGAGTCGGTTTGGTTTTCAAGTTATCACCGCCGGGGCTCTTTTCGGGGGCGCGAAGGTGTTCGTTCAATTGGAAACGGACCGCGAGTTTACTTTGCCGGGGAATGACAAGCTTGTTTCGCGCCTACTCTCGACCGTGTCCCATGTCGGGCTCGAGTCCAATAAGTTCATCGGCGCAAACACGCGAGTCGTTTGCGATAATACCGTCCGAGCGGCGACCAGTGAGGGGGCGGGAATCGTTTGCCATGATCACCGCGTTGAATTCGATCACGACGCCATTACCGCCGCCGTCGGACTCAATGCGGAGGCGTTCGGCGATTTCGCGGACTTTGCCGCCGCAGCCGCAGCCCGCGCACTAACGGACGCGGAGGCTCTCGCCTACTTCAAAACCGTTTACGGCGGGCGCGAGAAAATCGAAGAGAACGGGCGCGTTCGTCATAGCATTGGAGTCCGTAAGGCGATGGCAGCGCACAAGGGACAGGTATTCGTCCCCGTCGGCAAGGCGGACGCGGCGGACGCGGCGTTGTATGTCGCGGACCGTTTGGACCAGATAGCTCGGGGCGCGGCGGCGGAACTTCCGGCGGACGTGACGGCGGACCCGGACCCGGCAATCAATCCGGGCCACGATATGGAGTCCACGCGCGGGACTTTGTGGGGCGCGTTTAATACCGTGACATGGGCGGCGGATCATCAGCCGATTAAAAACCGGGGCGCGGATTTTAATCTGGCGTCGAATCTTCTGGGCGATGGCACCGGCGGAAAATTGAAGGCAAAGGCGCAACGCGCTGCGCTCGAATTGCTCGCCGCATAACGTCGCCGCATACCTTCGACCAGCCCGCCGGGAGTCATCTCGGCGGGTTTTCTTTGCCGGTTTACATATACGGGATTAGTCCTATAATGCGCCCCGGCAATAACGCCGACACAATAGGAGTCCTGATATGTGCGAGAATCTAGTTAGCTATTACGTCCCCAGCGGGTTCGACTATCGCGAGGTGCAAACCCAATGCGGTTACACCGACGTTCGCGGCGAGGAAGCGCTTTGCGACGATTGCGCCGCCGATCCTCGATCCCGGGCTGATCACGAGCACCGCGCCCGACTCAGCGCCGCAGACAATGCGACGGCCCGCGCCGCCGGGTGGGGGGAATACTAATGGCCCGGGCGGTCGATCAGATGAACGCCGAGCCCGAGCCCGCTTGGTGCGCGACCGGGGAGCACGTGATCGAGCACCTAGGTCAGGTGACCGATCCGGCGGCCAATGATGAGGAGTCAGATAGCGCCCGCTGGCGGGCCGAGCGCCGTTACCAGCGGGCGGCGGAAAGGGACGAATTAGACCTGTACTAGCCGCCCCCACAATCGACCATGAGAGCCCCGCCATCGTGCGGGGTTCTTTTTTGCCTGCATCCGTTCCAGATAGTGAATCATGCGCCCTGCCGCCCGCCCCGTGGCTCCTGAAACGTACCGCTCGCCCCCATGCGCCCGCTGCATGGACCGCGCCCCGTATCGCCCCGATTCCGTTGTGCGCCGCCGTCGGCTCCCGTGGTCCGTGGTCCGTGGTCCG